CTGAAAAACAAATGTCCAAAGTGGAAAACACTCTGGCTGCCATGGGTTGGGAGATCGGTCAAGACGACGGCTACGACGACGGTGGTGTGTTTGTGGTTCGTGCTGGTGATGAACACGGTGGCAGTTATATCAGTTGGCCACATGAAGATCTAGAACTGAATGAAGGCCGCAAAAAGAAAAACAAAAAAACTTCAAGATCTCTAGGTAGATATTTCTTCCCGGGCTTTGGCTACTATGGCAGTGGAGAATCTGGTGAAGGCGGTGGTGATGGCGGTGGCGGAGGTGAAAGTGTTAATCCCGGCATGGCAGAAGGCGAATACGATAGTAGAAAACCGTTTGGTGTGCGTTATAAAGTATTTGCCGGTCGCGAAGGCCGATTGACCACTCGAGAATATTACACTAGCTCAGAAGAAAAATTACAAAGGGCTGTGGACAAAATCCAAGCACTAGACAACTTCTACGAAATTGATGGATATAGTTATCCTAAAGAACAGCAAGGTGTCACGGAAGGCTCGGAACAAAAGCCCGCAATAACTTACAAAGACTACACACTACAGTATGATTATCAAACTGAAGATGATGACCCAGAAGGATACTCTACTGCTACAACATATTATTTTGATGTGTTAAAAGATGGTGATCGTGTTGGTGAGGCAGAATATTTTGATTACTTTGGTAATTTGACCATAATAATAAATGGCCAAACTATGGAGTTTAAATATCGGCACCCATTGGCAATGCAAATAAGCCAGTTAGTGTCATCCTTGCCAGACGAACAAAAGAAAGATTTAAGTGATCCTCGCTTCGAATCACAAGGTGTGGCGGAAGGCATGGAGAGTTTTGGCGACGAATATTTGCGTCAAGCAGCAAATCCAAATCGTTTTGGTACATTTTTAATCAGCGTAGAACAAGCACAAGCCGAATTAGATGCAAGAGCACAAGGGAAATCACGTCAACGACCCGCTACACCTACCACAAAGCCTAGAGGATTCAGTAAAGAATATCTACAAAGTGTTGTGGCCGGAACACACCCTCGCCCAGTGATCTCCAAAGAAGAAGCACAAGAATTGCTAAATCAAATGAATGAAAATATCAACCCACTGATGAAAAAACTGCGTCGAGCCTTGATCAAGGAAGGCCGTGTGAAAGAATTGGCTGACGATCTCAAAACTATGTCGGACGCTGACTTCATGAAGAAATACGGCAAGGCCAAGGCTGCGATCCGTGCGGACATGAAACGAGTGGACGAGACCAGATCCGATTATACCGCAGCGGAAATGGCAGACATGCTGAGTGGTAAAAGAAGTCAAAAGCAAATAGATGCTGATGCTGAACGCACACGCGGTCCAAATAAAGCCCCTCCAACAAAAGAAAGCACACAGTCTCGTGCCAAACGACTGAATGAGAAGTTGACCACCAGCGATACGCTCGCTCGACCTGCTGCCAGAGCGTCCTCATCAGGCAAGGCTATAGATGATCCGGATATCATGGGATCTCTACGCAGCAGTTCCAAGTTTGATCGCTTGGGTAAAACAGGCGGCGAACCTGAATTTGATTTCCGGTCCGGACTTGTGGGCGGTGAAACCGAAGTTGAGGCTGAACCACGACTCATGGTGGATCCACTGCCAGACATGCAAAAGTGGGGAGGCAAATTTGCAACCGGCAGTGCAGGAGGAGACAATCGTTTCACTGCACCAGCAGGTTGGAGATATGTAGAAAAAGGCGAAGATCCTGCTAGATACGGCAGTGGCGAACCAGCCGCAGTAACAAGTGCATTGCCTAATTTAAAGTATGATCCTCAATCAAGAACCTTGAAGTCAGCAGATGCACCAGCATTGGATATGAGTCCCAAGAGTAAATTTAAATTTGATCGAACCACCCAGAGTCAGGTGCCAGCAGATGGATCCGGTGCCAATGCCAACATTGATAACGCCACCAGAGACCGTGCTCGTGCATATGCAGCAAAACAAAACGCACCGGCTACTGCTGCCAAACAGAAAGTAGATTGGAAAACCATCTATGCGCTCAACAAGGCCACCATTGGCTCCAACCCTAATCTTATCCGACCCGGAATGAAACTGAACATGCCTGATGGGTCTACCTACCGTGTACAACCCGGCGACAACCTTTCCAAGATTGCTGCCAAACAAAGTCAGATCAACGAACTCAGCACCGAGAAATTGGCTCAATACAAAACAGCCGCTGCTGCTGATGCAAAAAAAGCCGATCAAGAGGGTGATTTCAAACGCGGTGATCGTCGATTCAGCGGCATTGTAAAAGCCACAAAGAAACAGTTTGATAACGATGCCAAACAGGTTGATGAAAGCCGTGCTGCTCGCAGAGCACTCATGGCCCAGATCGTGAATCACCGTTGAGTTAGCCGAAAAGTCTTGTGATTGTGACACACAGTTGTTATACTGTGTTTTTACTGGAGATACTCAATGAAAACATTCAACGGCGAACAGAAGATCAAGCTCACACAGATCATCAACGAAGGCATGCAGGTCATGCACGAAGTGGACACACTCTCGGCGGGACTCAATGATACCATCAAGGCCATTGCCGAAGAACTGGAGATCAAACCTGCTGTGTTGAAAAAAGCCATCAAACTGGCACACAAGGCTGAATTTGGTCGAGCCAAACAAGATCACGAGCAGTTAGAAACCATCCTGGAAACTGTGGGCAAGACTCTTTGAGCAAGTTTCTTGTCGATATTTTTGGTTGGATCCAGGACGATTACAAAACCCATCCCACACGCTTTGTTATTGAGATCACAGCCTGGGCAATTTCAATCGGCTGTGCCATCACCATGGCACTCACGGTGCCAGTCCCACCATTGATCGTTCTTTATCCCATCTGGATCACGGGTTGCTGTATGTATGCCTGGGCCAGTTATACACGCAAGAGCTTTGGTATGTTGGCAAACTATGTACTACTGGTCAGCATTGACAGCATAGGATTAGGAAGAATGCTGCTGGCATGAAAGATTAAGCATATATATTACACAGGCTTCGCTCACCTTGACGGGCATGAATCACGGCTCACCGGCCATAAACGGAGGAATATATGAGTTATGTTGACGCACTTTATGATCGAGCACACGATCGCATACATGTGGTTGAAAGGAAAGATGGCGAAAGAATCTATCGCGAATATCCCGCCAACTATGTGTTCTACTACGACGATCCCCGAGGCAAGTTCCAATCAATCTATGGCACACCTGTATCAAGATTTTCTTCAAAGAACAACAAAGAGTTCCGCAAGGAAGTTCGCATGCATTCTAGCAAGAAGATCTATGAGAGCGATATCAATCCCATCTTCCGCTGCTTGGAGGACAACTACAAAGGCCAAGATGGCCCGAAGTTGCACACGGCATTCTTTGACATCGAAGTAGACTTTGATCCTGAACGCGGATTCTCACCGGTGAGTGATCCATTCAATCCGGTCACAGCCATATCTATCTACATGGATTGGTTGGATCAGATTGTGACCTTGGCCGTGCCCCCCAAGCACATGAGCATGGAAACAGCACAAGACATCGCCAGTGAATTTACCAACTGCTTCGTGTTTGAACAAGAAGCAGACATGCTGAAATCATTCCTAGACTTGATTCAAGACGCTGACATCCTCACTGGCTGGAACTCGGAAGGCTACGACATACCTTACACAGTTAATCGCATCTGTAGGGTACTGAGCAAAGATGACACACGGCGTATGTGTTTGTGGAATCAGTTTCCCAAGCAGCGTATGTTCGAACGCTTTGGTGCGGAGAACGAGACCTTTGACTTGGTGGGTCGTGTGCATATGGACTATATGCAACTGTATCGCAAATACACCTACGAAGAGCGGCACAGTTATGCACTAGATGCCATTGGTGAATACGAAGAGATTGGTCGCAAGACTGCGTTTGAAGGCACCCTGGATCAACTTTACAATCAGAACTTCAAGACCTTTATTGATTACAATCGCCAGGACACAATGTTGATAGGCAAGCTGGATAAGAAACTGCGTTTCTTGAGTCTGGCCAACACCCTGGCACATGAGAATACCGTGCTGTTGCAGACCACAATGGGTGCAGTGGCAGTGACTGAGCAGGCCATCATCGTAGAAGCTCATGAACGTGGTATGGTAGTTCCCAACCGTAAAGAAAGACTCACAGATGAAGACACGCAAGCCGCAGGTGCCTATGTTGCTTATCCCAAAAAAGGCATCCACGAATGGATCGGTAGTATCGACATCAACTCGCTCTATCCCAGTGCTATTAGGGCCCTTAACATGGGGCAGGAAACCATTGTTGGTCAACTGCGGCCCATAATGACCGACAGGCTGATCCGGGACAAGATGGCTCGAGGAGACAGCTTTGCTGCTGCTTGGGAGGGCCTGTTTGCCAGCCTGGAATACACAGCCGTGATGGAACAGCAACGCGGCACAGAGATCACTATAGATTGGCAGGATGGTGCAGAGACCATACACTCCGGCGCCGAGATATGGAAGATGATCTTTGATTCAAATCAGCCTTGGATCTTGAGTGCCAACGGTACTATCTTCACTTACGAGAAAGAAGCTGTGATCCCAGGCTTGCTCAAGCGTTGGTATAGCGAACGCAAAGACATGCAGAAAAAAGCCCGAGAATACGAAGGCCGGGATGATGTGCAATTTGAATACTGGGACAAACGCCAACTGGTCAAAAAGATCAACTTGAACAGCTTGTATGGTGCCATCTTGAATGCCGGCTTCAGCTTGATAAACAAACGCATCGGTCAATCAACCACCCTGGTAGGTCG